GTGGCGGTGGCAGTAGCGGCAGTGCAATGGGCGGTGGCGGCGGCGGTGGAGCAGCAGGTGGCGGCGGTGCAATGGGTGGTGGTGGCGGAATGGTCCAAGCGGTTGTTCCGCCGCCACCGATCATTGGAATGGGTGGTGGCGCAGTATCCCGACCGACTGTTCAACCGACGCCGAGCATTGGAATGGGTGGTAGCCGTATGGCCGGAGATGCTGTACAGCAAATCGTAGGAACTGGCAAAATTTCTGGTCAAGATATCCGAGATCTCCGTGATGCAGGGATTAGTAACCAAAGAATTGGAAATTTAATCGAGAATCGTGGGGCTGGTAATAATGCATCTACCGTAGCCAATCAATTTGGAATAAATATTCCAGGTAGTGGAATGGGCGGTGGGATGAGTGGTGGAGCAGCAGGTAGTGGAGCAGCAGGCGGTGGGGCAGCAGGTGGTGGAGGAGGTGGCGGCGGAGCAGCGGGCAGCAACATTGTCACAAATATCCCAACTCAAAGTCTCGATTTACAAACACTTCTTTCTGCTCTTAACACGCAGCAAAGTCAACAAGATCTTCTTTTTGCATCTCAACTAGATAGACAAAATTCTGAATACTTTACTGGGCAAAGTCTGCGCCAGATTGAGGCGCTTGGCGCAGAGAATCGCCTAACAGAAAGGGTTCAAGGTGAAGAGCAACGTGCTGGGTTTGCCGCACAAGGTGCGCAACAGCGTCTAGGAATCGAAGCCACTGGGGCGCAAGAACGCAAAACACAGCAAGAACGCTTTATTGGTGAGGCAGGCCTTATTGGTGCACGCGGTTTTGAAGAACGCCTAGGAATTGAAACGACAGGAGCTCAGCAGCGCCTCACACAAGCTGATTTATTAGCTGGACAAAGAGAGCAAATTATTGAAACAGGAGCTCAGCAGCGCCTGACACAAGAAGAGCTCCTTGCGGGTCAAGAACGGCAAATTGGATTAACTGGAGCACAAGAACGTCAGACGCAAACAGAACGTTTTGCTGGTGAAACAGGACTTATTGGTGCACGCGGCATCGAAGAACGTCTTGGGATTGAGACCACTGGAGCACAACAACGTCGAACACAAGAAGAGCTCCTTGCTGGACAAGAACGGCAGATTGGTTTAACTGGCCGAGAACAGCGGGCCACTCAAGCTGAACTTCTTGCCGGACAAGAACGACAAATTGATTTAACTGGAGCACAAGAACGTCAAACCCAGCAAGAACGTTTTGCGGGTGAGACAGGACTTATCGGTGCACGTGGGATTCAAGAACGTCTTGGGATTGAAACCACTGGGGCGCAACAGCGCCTAGGAATTGAAGCTACTGGAGCACAGGAACGTCAAACCCAGCAAGAACGTTTTGCTGGCGAAACAGGACTTATTGGCGCACGCGGAATTCAAGAACGTCTAGGCATCGAATCCACTGGTTTACAACAGCGTTTAGGTATTGAAGCTGCTGGTTTACAGGAACGTCAGACACAGACAGAGCGTTTTGCAGGTGAAACAGGGCTTGCTCGTATTCGCGGTGAAGAAGAGCGGCGTGGGATTGAGACTACCGGAGAACAACAACGCCGGACACAAGCCGATTTACTTACAGGTCAAGAACGGCAGATTGGTTTAACCGGCGAACAGCAGCGTCTTGGGATTGCAGCTACAGGCCGTGAAGAAAGAGCTACACAGCAAGAACGTTTTGCAGGTGAAACAGGTTTAACTCGTGTTCGCGGTGAAGAAGAGCGTGCAGGAATTGCGGCCACTGGCCGAGAGCAACGCGCCACACAGGCAGAACTGCTTGCTGGACAAGAGCGACAAATTGGGCTAACCGGACGTGAAGAACGCCTAGGTATTGCAGCACGTGGACTTGAAGAGCGTTTAGGTATCGCTACTACTGGGCAAGAACAACGTGCTACTCAAGCCGAACTTCTTGCCGGACAAGAACGGCAGATAGGCTTAACAGGCCGAGAGCAGCGGGCCACTCAAGCTGAACTTCTTGCTGGACAGGAACGGCAGATTGGTTTAACTGGACGAGAGCAACGTGCTACCCAAGCTGAACTACTTGCCGGACAAGAGCGACAGATCGGTCTAACCGGACAAGAAGAACGTCTGGGCATTGCAGCACGTGGACTTGAAGAGCGTTTAGGTATTACCACTACAGGCCGAGAGCAGCGGGCCACTCAAGCTGAACTTCTTGCCGGACAAGAACGTCAGATTGGTTTAACCGGTGAGCAACAACGACTCGGAATTGCAGCTACTGGAGCACAAGAACGTCAGACGCAAACAGAACGTTTTGCTGGTGAAACAGGACTTATTGGTGCACGCGGTGTTGAAGAGCGCCTAGGCATCGAAACTACTGGAGCTCAACAGCGGCAAACACAAGCTGATTTACTTGCCGGACAAGAACGTCAGATTGGCTTGACGGGAGAGCAAGAGCGTGCAACACAGCGTGAACGGTTCGCTGGCGAAACAGGTCTCACTCGTGCTCGCGGCGAAGAAGAGCGTGCTGGAATTCGTGAAACCGGCAGTGAGCAGCGGCAAACCGGCTTGCAGCAAGAGATGTTCAGGCGCTATAAAGAAGAGCGTGATTATGAGCAGGCTCAGCGCCAGTACCGAGTATGATTTCGTGGCTTGAAACCCTAACCGATAAAGATCGGGAGGTTTTTCTTAACTTCTGCAAAAGGACGAACTCACCCGTTCAGATGTACCTGTATGCCAGATTTCTTGGTTTTACAGGAGGCATTATTGAGTGCGACGAATGGGCAAATCGCAAGCATAAAAAACGCGATTTCAGTGCTCTATTGGAGGACGAGATCGATTCTATGCAACAGGATATTTTAAAATTACGCGAAGCCATTGACATGGGGATGGTTAAGCAAGATATGGGCACTGCTCGAATTGCTATGTTGCAGAAGGAATTACGCGGAACTATTAAACAACTAAGTGACGAGCGCGTCTTGTTAGATAAACAAGGTTTGATTCTCGCTGGTGCCGATAGAGCTTTGCGTGAAATGTTATCGATTTTCCGTGATGATCCTATTGAAGGGCCGCTCACTGAAGCCTCTATGGGCGTCTGGACTAAAATCCTACAAGAAGAGTCGTAAGCTGAGTGCGCTAAGCTACGGCTTAGTGATGTTGAAAGGACGTGGCCGGAACAAGTCTTTATTCAGTTTATAGGCGTACGGCGCGAGCAGCAGCTCAAAAGCGAGTAGTTAAACAAACTAGTAGCGTCGATATTGCGCGGGCACGTACGGATTTTGCTTATTTTTGTGATGTAGTCGGAGACAAACCGCCGGCAGCCCATCACCTTGAATGGCACAAGCACTTATGTACTGATGAAGACTCGGTCTGCCTAAAAGGTATTGCTGGCCCAAACATAGATATTCTTGCCCCACGTGGTAGCGCAAAATCCAGTGTTTTAGGTTTATTCACTGCCTGGACTATTGGCGTGCACGCGCTGCATAAAATGCCGTTGAAGATTCTTTATATTTCGTACACAATTGATGTTGCACGCCCAAAAAGTGCAGCGATCAAAAGAATTATTGAAGAGAGTAAAACTTATAACGAAATTTTCCCAATGGTTAAAATTGCCAAAGGGATTAACTCTAACGAGTATTGGAGCATTGATTGGAAATTCGCTGGAATTAAATCAACCGGTGAAGAGGAATTTACTGTTTGTTGTGCAGGCTTGAAAGGCGCTGTGACCTCTAAGCGTTCACATCTTTGTATTATTGACGACATCTGTAAATCTGCTGACGAAATTAAAAATAGAGATATTCGAACAGCAATGGAAGATAACTGGAATTCCGTTATTGTTCCAACTATGTTCGAAGGTGGTCGCGCTATCTGCTTAGGTACGCGTTTCCGGCATGATGATATGCACGGCACCACCTTTATTCCAGCTAATGATTGGGTCCAACTGGTGCAGTCGGCGATTGTTGTTGATCAGGAAGGTGAAGAAATCTCCTATTGGCCCGACATGTGGTCTTTAGAGTATCTGCAAGATCGACGACGACAAGCGCCAATTGCTTTTAGTTTCCAGTACCAAAACCAAATTGTACAAACTAGTGAGCTGTCGCTCTCACCTGACTTAATTGTGAAGGGCACAATTGCCACACAATTTGATGCCATGGGGGTTGGTGTTGATCTTTCTGCTGGTGTTCGAGAGCAGAATGATTACACCGCGTTCGTGATGGGTGGTCGCGTCAAAGATAAAATTCACATCATCGACTGTAAACGAATCCGTATTATGGGTAACCTAGAAAAGCTGGAAGCCCTTATGGAGATGATGGAGGAGTGGGGCGTCATCCATAAGGATGGCGGGCGGTATTTCCCCACTGGAAGCAATATCGATATCTGGTCAGAGGCTGTTGCCTACCAAGCCTCGTTAGAAGCTGATTTTAAACGAATCTGTCTTGGTGACCACGGACTTTATAATATGCACTGGCATGCGGTCAAAGGTTTTCGGGGAGATAAGGTTGCACGCTTCCGTGGAATCATGGGCTTGTTCGAGCAGCGTAAGTTAATTTTCAATAAATATCGACGGTTCGGGCCGTTAACAGATGAGATCATTAATTTTGGTGTTAGCTCCCATGATGACACAGTCGACGCATTGGTATGGCTTTGCAACGGTCTGATGACACGTGGCAAATTGGAGCTAGCGTTTTAACTCTGGATATGAACAGAGATAAAGTATTTTGGATCTAAACTAAAAAGGTCCTATTCCCAATGTCCACCAGCTATTACACCTTAGAGCTTGAGCAGGATGCCTACGGCTCTGCCGTCATTCCTCTGCCAGACGAACTGTGTCACGACATGGCGCTCCAACCTAATGAGCGATTTGAAGTCGAAGTGGAGGATGACACCATCACGCTCAAACGCGTTGCTGCTGGCTACGATATTGAACAATAAGCTGAATTCCCAGATTGACCATGAGCGATAGTAAAAACGTTCTAGATTCTATGCTCAAGGCGGTCATTTCCCGCGATGGTAGCGATCAAACCGATACCATGCTGGTAAATGCCCACCTCTCCCAAATGAAGATGTTTGGGGTGCGTCAGGGTGTTGAGTTCTACCCAGCCCAAGATAACTTGGGCACACAGCGATCTGATTTTATTCAGCAGGTCATCAAGTTTAATAAACTGGATGCTCGTCTGGACTCGATCTGGGATCGCTTTTTGGCCTATGGTAAAGGTCTTTTTTATATTCGACCGACTAAGAAAACATATCGACTCTACTGGTTCGATAAAGATGCGTATCGAACTTACTACTCTACAGAGGGAGATTTAGAAGAAGTCATCATTATTTATCCGTACAAAGTAAAGTCTACGAAAGGCTTTCAAGGTGTTGGTTTAAGTACGGATAAACGTTATATGCGTCTTCGTATTACAGCGACTGAAATTGAAGAGTTCCACAGCGAACAAGAAATTTCTTTCGACATGCCGTCACTGGAAGCTGGCGCTTTCGAAAAGAAGACCGTTGTCAACAGCATGGAATTTATTCCATGTGTGGAAGTATTTAACAATCCAGATGCTTTTGGCACCGAAGGTAGCGGTGAATTTGATTGGATGGCTAACCAGATCATCGCTCACGATGAAATGGTTAAAAACATTCGAGCAAACCTTTCATTTTTCGGCAATCCCACATTACTCTCTTCCAGGCCAAAGCAAGATATTGTCGAGAGTAACGACACCGATGTAGCACAGCGCCCCAGTATTTCCAGTCAGTCTGGATTCCAGTCTGAGTTTTTCTTATCCAGTTCAACCTTTAAGCAGGATAACGTCACACGGCAGCCTCCAGGCTATATCGGAAAGCCTGGCTCCGGCATGCGCGTACCTCGAGTCATCGCGAACCTGGAGCCAACAGATCGTGTCGGTTTTATCACCCCAAACGCAGTTAGCACAGATCAGGCGCGGTATGCAGAACAGCTTCGTAGTGAAATTCGCTTAGCACTTGGTGGCATTGATGATTTAAGCATCACCAACGTAACTGCAACCGAGATCAAATCGGCTTATGGACGTGTCAGTGCTACAGCCAAGAAGAAATGCTTGATGCTCTATACATACGGCATTTGCCGTTGCTTCGAATTAATGATCTTCCAGGAAGAGCAAATCTTCCGTAAATCATTGGCATACTCACTGGGTATTAAGTATCCAATTCCTCCCGAAGATACAGAGGACGAGGCTGCTGTAACGAAGTACGACAAACAGTTGGAACCTTATGAGAACAAACTTCAAAAAGCCCTAGATGCTGTTATCGAGAACCGCGAGATTCCCAGTGGCGTTTTAGGTCTTGCCCCAGACGGTGATCGTGCTGTTATGTGGCGCTGGATGGGACCTGTATACGAAGATACGGCACAAGATAAACTTAACCAATCTATCTTCACGAGGAACCTACAGGAATTAGGGGTTGATAGCATTGAAGCACTGAAGTATTTATTCCCTTCTAAAACGGATGATGAAATCGCGGGGATGCTCTCCGGTTTCCCATTCCGAATGGTAGGGGAAGTACAGAGGGCCTACTCAGCATTTATTGATCTAATCAATCAAGAAATGCGAACACCACATCCACAGCAACCGAATTTACCGATGGCTGCGGATCCGAGATTAGATCTCACTCCCTTCCTTTACCGAACACTCGAAAGCCTACAAAAAGAGGTAACTTATGCAGGCCGATACCGCAATGCCGACCCAATCGGCACCCCAAGCATCCCCGATCCAGCCGAGCAGCTACGGGGCTCCGGTGGCGCAGACGGCGGCACAAGCGCCAACGGTTTCAACGACGTCCCAATGGGTGGCGCCCTACCAGCAAGCGGTGGCCCCAGCCCCGCAAATGCAGGCCCAGATGGGGGTCAATCCGTACCTGTCAACCCCTACAGCGTCATACCCCCAAGCGTACCAGGCAGCCCCACAAGCGGAGAACCCTTACAAGGAGGCGTTCAACAAGGTAGTGGGGCTCCTGAGTTCGCCCGTCCAATTCCCGTTCCAGGGTCAACAGTACAGTCAGAACCAAGCCTACGACCAGGCCAATTACGCTTCCCAACAGGGTCTCCAGTACAACAATTTGGCGACGGAGACCTATACGCCTTCGAACAACAGCAGCCAGGCGTATTACAACGACTATTCCCAAACTTCTCCGGTAATAACGGAGGAAATGCTGCTGGACAACGGGGTAAGCGAGCAAAGTCTTGATGTCATCAACCACTTCGGTGCTGATGCTCCAGCCCTTCTGAACCAGTACGCTTGTTCTGTAGAAGACACGCTGCTCGCTACCAATGCGCAGCTTCAAGAGGCCATCGGTCTGCTTCAGGAGCTTTCTCATGAGCACCGCGCTTATGAGGCTATCCTGACGGATCCAGATATCCTGGCCGATTACACCTGCGAATTCTTTGGCGAGAACGGTCCTTATCCAATCCCCGATTCGGAAATTGGTTACGGCCGTCCCCAGGGGCAGGCAATTGGTACTCAGTATCAGCGCCCCACTGCTCCTGAGCGTCCTCAGATGCCTGTTCCTCCTCAACCCCAGATGCAAGGCAACCCCGCCGCCTTCTGGAACAATTTTGGAGCCCTGGCTGAGCGTGATCCCGCCAACGCCTGGCGTTATCTGAACTCTGCACAACAGAACCCTGACGTGTTCCGCCAGAAAATGCTGGTGATGGAGTGATACTCGTAATCCTAATAAACGTCGTTTATTAGGAAAATGAGTAATTGTAAAATAAGGGGTAGCAATGCTACCTCTTTTATTTAGCGGATTTTATTATGGCAGCCCAAAAGAGTAGTGCTAGAGCACGAGCTGAGCAATTTCTGATTAATGTAGGAACTGCAGGTGGGCCGGTCGGATCAGCAGCTCTGTATACTTTTGGCGCTGCTAACTTAGCCTCTCAAGCGCAGGCTGGTAGAGTTGACCAGTATGCAGCAATGCGTGACGCTACTGCCGGTCGTGTGATTGGCACGACAAATGCACCCGCACCTGCGATGCCGCGAGACCTCGATAGTGCTTACTTGAAGTTAAATCTTCCAGGATCTCCGTTACCGGGCAATGCGTTGCTTTCGGCTCAAAATCAAAGTGCTGCTGAAGTGACGCAGAATAATATCCTCACAAATGAGCAATATGCACGTTTGCAGGGAATGCCAGCGCTTGGAATGTTATCTATGGGTTTGTTAGCCGCCAACAACTCTAAAAAAGGTTAAAAGTAATGAAAAAAGAAAAAGCCGTTAAGAAAGCTAAGGCGCGTAAACAGCAGGCTGGGGCACGCACTCTTGAGCTTGAGGCTGCTCTTCAGATGGCGCAAGCGCAACTAATTGATCCTGAAATCCAAGCAGAACGAGTGGATATGCAGCCAGCAGATGGCTACGTCAATCCATATCGTGCACTTGGTTACATGGCTCCAATGGCTTATTCCCCTGGCAACATGATCAGTGGCTATAACTTTGGTCAGATGGTGAATCCGGAAGCTTAATAATCCGGATTGATAAAGTCTTGCTATAATTTTCTTAATGGAACCAACAGTTCCAGAGTTAACAGCTTTGGCTGTTGAGTTTGAGGCTTACCGTCTCAGGTATCAGCTTACTCTACGCTGAGAAACCAACATGTTTATTGATAACGATTTTCCCAAGCTGTTGGGTGCGGAGCTGTACCGCCCCCATCCAGCTTATATCGTGGAAATGGCTTGCGAGCCTGTTGTTGTCCACGACTTCACCAAACAGCCGGGTCAAACCGTTCAACTTGACCGCTATCGTTTCTGGGGTAGCCCTGGAACGAAGACTAGCCGTGAGCGTACCCAGGATCAAACCATCGGTACTGCTAACAGCCGGTCTATCGTAAAGGACAAGGTGCTGGTGTCTCTGCGTGAGTACACCGGTCCCGCTGACCCGAACAACACCAACCTCCCGAGCACCTTTAAAATTGCTCGTGAGACTCTGATGACCGCTCAGCGTCTGCTGCTGGACACCGGGAACCTTAACATGTTCCACCAGTCCATCGGTTCGCTGACCCTCCTGGACGACTATCGCCGCTGGCGCGACCGTGTGTTCCTGGACGAGCTGTTCAAGGCTGAGTCTCGCGGTGCCGCTTCTGATAGCCAGGGTGGTTACTACTACCCCAACGGTAAGACCAAATCTTCCGCGACTGCTCTCAACAACTACACCGCTACCGAGTACGCTTCTGAGCGGTTCAAGTTCAACGTCAAGACCGACCTTCTTGAGGTTGTGAAGCAGCTGCGTAAGCGTAACACCCCCGTGTTCGCTGACGGCTACTACCGTTGTATCGCCGATCCCTCTTTCATGAAGGATCTGCGTGCTGACCAGGGCTTCCGCGAAGTGGCCCGCTATCCTGGCACTGGTGTTCCTAATCCCCTGATGGGAATGATGGCCCCCAACGCTGCTCTGTACGGTGGCGGTCAGTTCGGTCAAGCTCAGTTCGTGGCTGGTGAACCCGTCATGCCTTCTGGCTTCGTGTTTGAAGGTGTGCGTTTCTTCGAATCCACCAACTTCCCCGACAAGAGTATCTCCGTCGACATCGGCAGTGGCGGCGGCTCTGCAACTCGCACTACTCCTGCTGGTCTGTTCTTCGGTCCTCAGGCTGTCGGTGTAGGTATTGGCGGTCCCAATGCTCAGGTTCTCATCAATAACAATGATGACTTCAGCCGCTTTATCATCCTGATTTGGCAGCTGTACGCCGGTTTTGCTAACCTGAATAAGGACTTCATTACCACTGCCTTCACCATCGTTGAGTGATAAAGGAGGTACTTAACCAATGGCTGCTTACAAAGAAGAAGCCGGTGCAATCCTGCAACCCGGTAACCAAATCAACCGCCTGTCCTCCTATAACACCGAAGGTGTATACGGCTGGCCTGGCGTAGAAGCTTTCGAGCTGATTGGCTACGTCAAGATTGATAACCTTGCCGCAGACAAAGCTTCGTTTAAGAGCTTCGATATTATTGTTCCCTCGCCTGATCGTCGTCCTGATGACCGGGTGCGCGACAATCGCACCTCCCTGGTGGTGCAAGCCTCCTCTGCTCGTCCTGCTTATGTTTACGGCGCTTCTATCGCCGTGGCTCAGGACCTGCCCGCTGGTGGTCTGGCTGGTTTCCCTGCCTCCCCTGTGACCGCTGACATCGGTGGTACTTCTACCGAAGGTCTGCTGCTTGGTCCTAACAACGCTGGCGCTCCTTTCGGCGTGCCTTCGACTCAAGCCAACGGTCTTGCTGCTGCTAGCGCCATTGTGAGCGCTACTAGCTCGCTGTTTGCTCAGGGTCTGAGT